TGGTTCAGAATCAGAAGTACCTGCAGTAATTTTTTCAACAGGTTCTGCTGATAACAATTCATCTAAATCAGTAGTCTACTCTGGTATTGATTTAGAATCAGCACTTGTAAAAATTGATAACGCATCTTACCTTTCACCAATTCCAGCTTCGGCAACTGTTGGTGGAAATACAGTATTTGCGTTTGATGCAGATATTAACATTGCAGGTGGTACTAAAGTTCATGGAGATGATGGGTTTGGTACTTTTAACTTCGGTTATACTATATCAACATCTGATACCGCTGCAATCATTAATAAAAGACAATTTACAGTAGGATTCCAAGGTGGATTCAATGGTATATCTCCAACAATCAAATCAGCTAAAGCTGATGATTCTCAATGGGGAGCAGGAAACGCACAAGGATTTAACTTATCAACTTCAACAGCAAGTGGTTCGGTTGCATATGTAAAAGCAATCAACGCAGTATCTAATCCAGATGATTTCGATATCAATTTGGTATCTGCACCAGGTGTTGTAAGAAGATTACACTCTTATGTATTTGATAAAGTAACTGATATGGTAGAAGCTAGAGAAGATGCATTCTTCATCGGTGATACAACTGATAAAGATGATACTATCGCTCAAGCAATCCTACAAGGTGAATCAGTTGATTCTAACTACGTTGGTACTTATTACCCATGGGTTAAAACAATTGATAGTAGAACTAATAAATTAACTTCAGTTCCTCCATCAGTATTGATGCCAGGTATCTACGCTGAAAACGATGCAGTTGCAGCCGAATGGTTCGCACCAGCAGGTTTAAACAGAGGTGGTATCACCGGAGCAGTTTCTGTACTAAACAGATTAACTCACGCTGAGAGAGATACACTATATGAAGGAAAGATTAATCCAATCGCACAATTCCCAGGTGAGGGTATCGTTGCTTTCGGACAGAAAACTTTACAAGACCGTTCATCAGCACTTGATAGAATCAACGTAAGAAGATTATTAATCAAAGTGAAGAAATACATCGCATCTACATCAAGATACCTTGTATTCGAACAAAACACATCTCAAACGAGAGGTAAGTTCTTAAATACTGTTAATCCTTATTTAGAAGGAATACAACAAAGACAAGGACTTTACGCTTTTAGAGTGGTAATGGATGAATCTAACAATACACCAGATGTAATCGATAGAAACATCTTGGCAGGGGCAATTTACTTACAACCTACTAAGACAGCTGAATTCATTGTAATTGATTTCAACATTCTACCGACTGGGGCTAGTTTTACAGCATAAATTAAAAATTAAAAAGAACTATATTTATAGTAGTATATAATAGGAGAAAAAAAAATGGCAGAAGTATTAGAATTTAACGATATGTTCTACACGAACTTCGAACCGAAGATGAAGAACAGATACATCATGGAAATTGATGGTATCGCTTCATATTTGATTAAAACGGCAAATAGACCTTCTATTTCCTTCGAAGTTGTAACATTAGACCACATCAACGTAAAAAGAAAACTCAAAGGTAAAGGTGAATGGCAAGATATTGAAATCACTTTATTTGACCCAATCGTTCCAAGTGGAGCACAACAAGTAATGGAATGGGTGAGAACATCACACGAATCTATTACAGGTAGAGATGGATATGCAGATTTCTATAAGAAAGATATTGATATCTATATGTTAGGACCAGTTGGAGATAAAATTGAAAATTGGAAACTTAAAGGTGCGTTTATTAACAATGCAGTATTTAATGATTTAGACTGGGCATCAAATGACCCTTCTGATATTACATTAACACTTTCTTACGATTACGCAATCTTAGAATACTAATACTATAATATACTTTTGATACTTCATAAAAGGTTCTCTTAGTGAGAACCTTTTTTTATGCCTTTTTTCTAACTTTTTAAAAGTTATATATTTATATACGAACATTAAAATAAAAGTTTATGGCAAATTATGATTTTCCAACAGAAATCATCTCACTACCCTCACAAGGTAAGTGTTACCCTGAGAGCAATCCTCTCTCGAAGGGAACCGTTGAGATAAAATATATGACTGCTCGTGAAGAAGAAATTCTTGCATCGCAGAATCTAGTGAGAAGGGGGGTAGTGATAGATAAGTTATTCGAATCAATTATAGTTGAGAAGGATATTAATATAGATGATATTGTATTAGGGGATAAAAACGCAATATTATTAGCAACTCGTATTTTGGGTTATGGACCTGAATATAAAATACAAGCTACTAATTCATTAGGGGATACACAAGAGGTAACAGTTGATTTAGGTAAAGTACAAACAAAAGAAATAGATTTCGAATTACTTTCATCAGAAAACAAATATAAATTCACTACACCACATGGAAAAGATGAATTAGAATTTAAGATTCTAACTCATGGAGATGAATCAAAGATAGATGCTGATATAAAAGCACTACAAAGATTAAACAAAGGTAGTGTATCTGCAGAACTTACTACAAGATATAGATACATGATTCTTTCAGTAAATGGTGAATCTGATACAAAAACCATCACCAACTTCATTAATAATAAATTCATTACTCGTGATACTAAAGCATTCAGAGAATACATTGTTAAGATAACACCTGATATCAATATGGAATTCGATTTCGAGGATGAACAAACAGGAGATGTGGAGGTGAGAACAATCCCTATGGGAGTTGGGTTTTTTTGGCCTACCGAATAACTATTCTATATTACTTCATAAACAAATTTTTGAACTTTGTTACCATGGTAATGGGTTTACACAAGAAGGAGTTTATAGATTACCAATTCATATTAGAAGATTTTATTACAAAGAACTTGCTGATACTAAAAAGAAAGAAAGTGATGAAGTAAAAAAATCACAAAAAACACAACAAAGACCTTCCACAAAAGGACCAAATGTAAGAGTGAGGAAATAATTCCTCACTTTTTTTTTACGATATATTTATAGTAGTATAATTGGAGAATAATATGAAACTAACAAAAGAACAAGTAAATTATCTAAAATCCAAGCCGGCATTTCAAAATGAAGGTATCGTTGGTAAGATTTTTGCAAGATTACTTAAGAAAAAACTAAAAAACAATACTGATTTTAAAAAAGCAGTAGATTCTTTTGATACTGCACAAGATAGAATGAAAAAATCTATCATAGATGCAGAAAAATCAGGAGTTAAAATTCCAAACGAACTTAAGAAATACGCTGGATTGTAATAGATGGCAAAATCTAAGGCAGAAATACAACAAGAATATAATGAGGCTTTAAAGGTATCCCAATCATTAACCGGTGCGTTAAATAAAATGATTGATAATACTGAAAAATCTCAAAAAAAAGTATCTGATGCTCAAAAGAAATTTAATGATGATTTAAAAAGTATAAACGCGGGTGCAACTGATTATGAATCTACTCAAGATGCAATCTTAGCACTAGAAAAGCAAAAATCTGGTTTGGCTAAGAGATATTTTGGTGCAAATGCAAAAATACTTCCACAAAAACAAAAAGAAGTTCAAGCAAATATTGATGTACTAAAATCTGAAGGTGAGAGAATCAAATTAGTTAATCAATTAGATAATTCAGCACAAAATTTAGCAGATAGTTTAAATGGTTCTCTTGATGGATTATTAGATGGATTAAGTGGTATACCTGTAATTGGTAAGGGATTATCAAACTTAGCTAAAGGACCTATAAATCACTTAAAAGGAGCATTCTCAGATTCAGCCAAAATATTTACAACAAAATTTAGTACAGCCCTAGCTTCTGGTAAGAGTGGTATGCAATCTTTTGGAATTGCTGCTGGTTCTAGTATGAAAGCGGTAACAAAAGCAATATTTAGTCCACTCGGAGTTATAGCATTATTTACTGCTGCCCTTGCTGCAGGTGCCATTGCTTTCTATAAAATGGAACAAGGTGCTAAATCATTTAGGAATGAGACTGGATTACTAAATTCCCAAACCAAGGAAATGGAAGGGAATATTGCTGCAGTCTTTACATCAACAGTTGGGTTGGGTGCATCAATGGAAGATGTTGCTAAAGCAGCTGCTGAATTCACAAATGAATTTGGTGGTATAGAACAACCAAGTAGACAGGTTATGGAATCCATGATAGTTCTTAATAAGAACTTTGGAATTGCAACTGGTGATTTGGCAAAAATAAATAAGTTATTTACAAATTTAGGTGGATTATCACAAGATGTTGCTCAATCTAATATAGAATCTCTTACAGCATTATCACAACAAGCAGGAGTTGCACCATCAAAAATAATGGCTGATATAGCTGAAGCAGCTGAAGATGCAAATGGATTTTTCAGAGGAAACGTTCAAGCATTAGGTGCTTCTGCAATCAATGCAGCAAAAATGGGTTCTTCATTAAAAGAAGCAGTAAGAGTTTCAAAAGGTTTATTAGATTATCAAAGTTCTGTTTCATCAGAAATGGAAGCAAGTGCAATTCTACAAACAAACTTAAACTTCTCACAATCTCGTTATTTAGCTGCAATAGGAAAACCTGCTGAAGCTCAAGCAGCGATGGTAAAACAACTTAGAGAAACTGTTAATCTGAATCAACTTAATAACTACGAAGCAGAGGCTCTTGAAAAGGCTACTGGTATGACTGTACTTCAGATGACAAACATGGCTAGAGTTCAAGAATTAGGATTATCATTAGATAAAGATAGAGCAAAATTATTAGGAGAAGCAACTCAAGCAGGATTAGATATAGCAAATATGTCAGCTGATGATATTAGAAATAAACTTAAAGCTTTAAAAGTACAAAAAGAACAACAAGGTGCTATTGAAAATATGGGTAATGAGTTTTCAGCATTAGGACAGAAAGCATTGATGGCATTTTTACCTATTGGTAAAGTATTGGTTAAAGGGTTAAGTAAAGCAATTCCTATTATTCAAGGTATAGGTGATGGTATTACATTTGTGTCCACAGGAATCTCTAAATTTGGAAATGCCGTAATGAAGGCTTTGACGCCAGTAAAAACTATACTTGGTTCTTTTATTACTTTATTTACTGAAGGACCTCAAGCATTTCTTGATAAATTAAAAGAAATGGGTCCTGTTTTATCTGCAATTACTGGTGTTGTTGGTACATTAGCATCAATTTGGGTAGTTTCAATATTACCATCTGTGGTTGCAACAGTAACTTCTCTTGCAGTTGGTATGTTAGGAGCATTAGCAGCAGCAATTCCTGCTATTATTACTTTTGCCGTAAGTATGGCTTCTGCAGCAATTGCTGCTATATCAACCGCGAGTGCAATGACTCTTGGTATTGGAGCTTTAGCTATAGCCGGTGGTATCGCCGCTGCCGCAGTAGCAATGGATTCAAGTATTGATAGTACTAAAGGAAAAATTGAAAGTGTAGATGATGGGGTTATATCTCCAGATGGAAATATTATCAGTACACATCCTGAAGATTTCTTAATCGCAACCAAATCACCAGAAACATTAACTAATACAATATCAGATAGTGGAATGGTATCTATGGATGGTGTTATTAATGAACTTAGAGAATTAAAAGCAGCATTTATTTCAAATAAAGATGTTTACATAGATAATCAAAAAATTACTTCTCGTATTACAAGAACACAAGAGAAAAGTAATATTAACCAATTTGGATTATTAGGAGCGTAACTTATGCCAACGATATTAGAACTTTTTAAAAATAAAGATTCCTTCAAATATGGGACAACTTACTCTGATGTAAAAGAAGATACAGAAACTTTTGTTGGAACAGAATTATCTGGTCTAAGAATTCGTTCTGCAGCAGAACTACCAAATCCAGTCTTATATGGTAATGAAGTAATTCGTATAACTTCAAGAACAACACCTTTATTAGATGATATGAAGGGAGATGTAGGTGGAGGTGGATTGATTGGTGGTGCATTATCAAAACTAACAGGAGGAGCAGTTAAATCAGTT